TACAAGCGTCAGTTGAGTTACCGTGAAGGTCAATAGCACCTATTATATTAGGTAACCCCGCCTCAACAGCTGTACCAACACTATAAGTACCAGCACCTTCAGCAAATCTGTCTCGCATATCTGGAAGATTAAAGGTTGAACCTGTACCACCTGTAAAAGTAACATCATCACCTGCAACTAAAGCTACTGTGGTTTCCCATGTGATATATGAGTTGTTTACAAGCTCAGTGGCTTTTTTTACTGTCTGTGTTTCTACCAATGAACCTTTAAAATATGTGGTAACATCAAAACTTGATGCATCGCTTTCATTTGTTGCAACAGTTACTCGGATTGAATTACCGTCTTCACCGTCAAATACAGCTGTACCAAACTTAGATGAGGCATTGATACCATCACCTTTTCCGTAAAGAGTACCAATAACAGCAAATAAATCGCTATAAGTCGTACGTGATAATGTTGCGCCGTTACATAGTAAAAAACCTTCAGGCACCTTATCTCCGGCAATGGTTAATACAGCGCCAGTCGGAACGTTAGACATTCTTTTTAGTAAATCTACAAGATATGCCTTTGTCACTGGATTATGATCTTGTACTGGATCAGGAACAGTAACATCACCTGTAAGCACTGGTGACTCAAGATCAGCCTTTGTAGCAAATTTTGCTAATAGGGCAGTGGCCAACTGGTCAATTTTATCTCTTGAAGGAGTACCACCTAACTTCTCGATAGCATTTACAATTTCTTGAGTAACAGCATAGAACCATGCAGCACCAGGTTGAGTAGCTGGAATTGCTAAAGATGGTGAGCCATTTGTTGGATATCCTTTTGACTTTAGACTAGTAAGTTCTGGTGCAGTGTCAACTGCATCTGATTCGTAGATATGATCCATAATGTTTCCTTTTAATTACCGTATTGAAAGATAACACCTGATTGAGCAGGTGCTAATGATTTAATCTCGCATTCAAAGAGTTGGTCGCCCCAAATTGCTAGTGGGTTATCAACACGAGTATTAGCTCTGAAATAACGCACGTTGGTACGATCTACAGTGATAGTCATGAAATAGTTTTTCCAATCAGGAGTGTAGAGCCTCTGATTAACTCTAGAACGTACTGTAAAAGTGTCGAAGTTCTCGATAGATACTGCTGAATAGCCCATTGAAGAGCCGATTAAGCTTACAAGTTCACCGAAAGTGTAGCCTTGAGTTGCAATCTTAGTTACTAAGACATTGCGATATTCTTCAAGGGAGGCTTGAGAATATTGTTTTAAGCAATCATCAGGAATGCCCCACTGATAGAACCAATCGGTGAGTGTAACGCTTGCTGTGCGTGGGTCTGATTCGTCGATAAGTTTTAAGATGTCAGCATCAACTCTTGCAAACTCTGAAGCAGCAATCTCTAACATCTTGTTGAAAAAGCACTCGTCTTCAAGGTCCCACGCAGGTCCTTTGGGCAAAAGAGCTTTTAAGATTTGCAAATAATCACTTGCAGAGTATCCTAATCCTGTTGCCATGTAATCTCTCCTACGGTTGGTAAGTAAGAGTTACTATCTGCTACGATGTCAGTTGTAGGCTCAACGATGATGTGATTATCTTCAGTTGAGATAGCTGAAAGCACAGCGTTGACATGAGATAAGTAGATAGTGCCACCAGGCATTGATTCTTTATTGAATAGCTCTCTAATAGCCTTTTCAGCAAGATCACGATTAGAAAGATTATCAGGGTAAATCTTCAGGGTAAAATTGAAAGGTTGCGCAATAGGTGATACAACGTAGTTAGTTGCTAGTACATTGGTTTTAGTATTCAAGTAAGCTTGTACTTTATCTACAAGTGTGCCATCAGGTAACTCGTTATTAGTATCAACAAAACGCACTGTAACAGTACCATCTCCATCCTCTTTTGGATAACACCATGCTTTGCCTACACCTTCAACCTCTTGTGTCCATGCGATATAGTCAGCTTTAGTGCCTTGACGTGGTGGTTTTTGAGTTCTAGCTAATACACGAGCTCTTAAATCAGAGTCACTCTCAACGTCGGTGGCTTGAGTAGTAACTTGTACTAGCTTTGCCTTAAGCACACCTGCAATAGGAGATGGTAAGGTAAACTCTGTACCGTCTTGTGGAGTGTAAGCTGAGCCAGCTAGTAGAGCGCGTACAGTGCAAATTCCTTCTGAGGTTAAGGCTGATGTAGTTTGATATTGGCTACCGATACTTTCTTGAATTAGAGTACCAACAGGAACGTTTACTAAGCCGTTTGCAAACTCAAACTGTACTTGAGCTATAGTCTTTGTAGCTTGACGTCTTACTAAGCCAAAGATTGAAGCTTGACGTTCAAGAAATGACGTATCGGCTGTATCAGAGAATAACTGCTTTCTGCCATACTCGATAGCTGAATATAAGCCATGAGATACACCTGCGATGACACGTTCAAATACAGCAAGATCGGAACGTCTTAGTTCGTCAGTGGTTAAGCGTGCTACAGAGTCATTGTGCACTCTATCAATAATCTGTTGTAAGGTAGGTCTAAGAGTTGCCATTTAGTACATCCTTAATCTTGTAAGTAAGATTAGAAGTTGAAGTAGTGAGTTGAACATCTAAGTTGATACGATTAGGATCGTCTTCGTCGCGCTCAACGTTAACTGTGATATCTGAGCAAATACCATCATCGATAAGCCACTTTAGCGCATCGTAGGCATACTCTTGAGCACGATTGATAGTTTCGTCTGTGATTTTTTGACGTAGTAAAAGCCAGAGTTTAGAGCCGATTTTATCGCCTTTGTTTTCAGCAAAAGTATCGCCCCACCATCCCATACGGTGATCGTTGTCGACTTCATCTGATTGGCTTGCTCTTTGCCATGTAAAGAGTGAGATGACAACGGCTCTAGATAAGCTATCAGTCATATCCGCACTGACTTGTGCGCCGTTTAGGAATAGTTGCATAGTAGCTCCAGGATTGCTGCTTTAATTTGGTTATGGCATAAGTGAGATGATGAGAAATCAAAGATAATCCACTGCTCATTTACTTTAGCAGCATAAGCTACGCAACCTACAATGTAAGTTATATTGATTAGTTGCTCTTCAGAAACAACAAGGCCACTCCAATATATGGAATGGCCGTTGCTTGTAACATCATCTACGATTCTAGTCCAATTATCTTTCGAACATTTAATAATTGGCCGTTTTGATTTTGGTATTTTTACAATCATAGAGACATATATTTCACCTTACATTAAATATGTATAAATCAGTTTTTCGATCACTTTGCGATCAATTATGTTTACTTAATTCCAAATAACCTTCTAATAAAGTTATAAACATTTTTAAACCGTCAAAAATAATTTGAGTTTGCATAAAAACAGAAAAGATTAGTCCTGTTTTATAAATATAATCAAATTGGAAAGATGCTTTTACAAGTGTTAAACATATAATGAACAATGAGACATATACTTCAAACTCTATAACTGTTAGTTTTATGCCTAAAATTATCTTTTGGTTATTTATGCTTTTTTTATTGAACTTAGCAAAGAATGTTAGAAGACATGAAGGGGCAACTAAATAAGTAGCAAAAAATAAGCTAACTAATGCTATTAATATATCTATGAAATTTTTATCTAATACCTCATCAAATAAAGCGTTTTTTAAGAAAGTTATATCAATATAAACGAAAATGGCAGATATAAAAACGCCGACTAGTAAACTAGCTTTATTTTCAAGAAAATAGTTAAATAATTTTTTCATGGTTACACCACATATTTTCTTAATTTTTGAATTAGTTCTGATAATTCATTAGAGAATTTTTGATTATCTTTCATACATGAATCTAAATTACTGGATCTTACACTTCTTATTGATTTATCTAATTTACTATTAAACTCAATTTTGCCATTATCGTCGTAAGCAGTAATATTTGAACTAGCAATACCCTCTGTAGTTAGATCGCTCATTGCTATAAAATCAGGATTATTATCATCTATATTTAATGAACTATTTGAACTTGCTTGTAAATTTAAAGATGCAGTTTCAGCTCCAGAGTCTGCTCTTAAACTTTGAATGAGTTCTGCTGCATTTTTATTGTTCACGGACATATTCTGCGAGTGAACAGTAAATACAAACTCTTTGATTGATTTTTTATTGCTTTTTACAAAATCCCAAAATGTATTTGTTTCTAGAATTGGGTTAATTTCTAAAGTAAGAAATGCACTTTTACAACTTAAAGTTACATTATTAAAAATTAAGGTTTGCAATAAATCAAAACTAAAACAATTGTTATCCTCTATAGCTAAAACTTGTGTATCCCTACTTTTATCAACAACAATATATATTTGCTGATTATAAGAAGGTTCTTTTCTGATGGTTATTAAATCTTTATCTTTAATATTGGTAGTTGATTTTTTGCCAATTTTAAAAACCAAATAATCATCTTCATCTTTTATTTCATTAGAAGTATATAGCGTTTTGTCATCATCATGAATTTTGATAATTTCATTTTTAATATATTTTATAAAAAGCTCATTTTTATGATCAAAAGCTTCTTTAGCCGTCATATTTTCAGAACTAAATGACCTTTCATCAATTATACCGTTATCAATGCATAGCTGATATCTATAACAATTAAATTTCATTTTAAATTCTTAATTTCCGCTAAGTTTTAGTAAAGCCATATAAAAGGGGACATAGATAAAATAATTTAATGAACGGAATAAATTCGTTATTCCACTTAATCCATCTAGATATACGATTACAAAAACGCCAAACATCCAAATAGACATACAAAAAGCCGATATAGCATAAAATATTTTCTTGAACGCAGTTATTAAACGTTTTAGATTATCATTCTTTATATATGAAGTCTTCATTTACTGCATCTTGATAGTAAATCAACAAGATCTAAATCTGTAGACTTTTTAATGTACTGTTGTAATTCTTCTTTTGTAGTTATCATTTTATTTGCCAACTTTAGTTGAAAAGATGAATTATAAATATGTAGATATATTGTGTAATAAGTAATGTACTATAAAAAGGATGAGCCACTAAAAGAATAAATAAGCTTAATCCACTCCCTGTATAGTAGTTTGGTAATCCGCCATAACTAATGAAATCATACAAGTTAAACAAAAAACCTGGTATGTATAAAACTAAAATAAAATAGAGAAAAATCTTTAACACTCTCTTTAGGATTTTCATATTTTATCCTTGTTAATTATGATCTTTTCTATAGGTAATTTTAGTTGATATACTTTCTTTTTCAACATCAGAAAAAATTAAAAAGTCCTCGCCTTTATTTAAATTTTTTCTAAATTGATTAAATTCATTATTAGTTAACCAATGATAATTGTCTTTATATTTTTTGTAAGGAGAAAAATCTTTATCTTTGTAAGACCAACATAAATAGAAATTTATTCCTACAAAGTTAAATTTATCTTTAACATATAATCCGATTTGCTCTACAGTAATAAGAAAACTTCCATTTGCTTGTTTTTCTACTACTCCTTTAGCGACAGCATTTATTACAAAATTACCCATAGCTATTGATAAACCATCTATAGGCTTTAGGCTGACATCAAGCTCATCAACTGATCGTTGGTTAAAGTAAAACCGATCTTTTTCTTTATAGCTTACATTGATAAAGTCAAATTCTCTTGGATTATCAAAATAACCATTTTCTTTAAGGATGTTAATCAGTGAAGTTTGACCTTTATCATTTAAACAGTTATCAATTAGGTCTTGTTTAACTTCTACAAACCTTTCAAACTGATTAAACCAATCAAAACTCAGAATCTTTGCTTTATCATAATCTAAAGAAGATGACTCAACAGATAGTGCATCTGATCTTAGCCACTTCTCAAACATCTGCTTTAAGTAAATCCACCCTTGTTTATCTTTTTGTTCTTCTGTTTTATCAATCATAGCTTGGCAGATTTCAGGCATAGAAAGGATTGTTCTATCAATCTCATTAGCATCATCAAAGAATACTGCTTTTACGGCTTTAGCTCCAATTTCATTACCTGCAAGTTCGCCCCCACTATTACCAACAATTACATTGCTTGAACCTTCAGCTACAGTACCTCCACAGTCAACTCTGTCACCTACTCTAGCTACAGCTTTACCATTAACAAATACATTAGGGGCACCTTCTGCAATATGCGGTGTATGTGTAGCATGACCTGTACAACCGTGATTTTGATAAGCACAATCGACAACACCGATAGGCTTGCCGTTTACCAATACGTGAGAATAACCTTCAATTAAAGGAACGGCAGGACAACTATCATGCCCTGTACATTTATCACCTACTCTAGTTGCTGCTGGCATTATTCTAAGTTTACTCCTGCACCTTTTAAGGTTAACTGACCACCTGCTGTTATAGAAATATTACCTGATGATGTAATGTTAATATTGCTAGCTGAGTTTAAATTTATATCTTGAGAGGCTTTAATGATTACAGTCTTACCAGCTGTTACTTTAACACTATCAGTTGTCTTCACTGTGATAGGTGAGTCAGCGCCGTCAATCTCAATACCATCTTCTTTGAGGTATACATGGCGTTTTTTATCGTCATAAATGCATACTTCGCCTGTCTTCATATGGGTGATACGATATCGTCTATCAGTTACAGATAGCACAATGCCATGCCCTCTTTGGTTACCTAAGAAAGCTACCATGGCATCGGTTTCTTTATCGCAATGAGGCTCTGAAGAAAAGCCGTAAGGCTCTAAATGCTCAAGCTCATCTTGTACGTAGTTATCCTGTAACTGTACTTGCAACTCTCTAAGCTGATCGTCATTCTTACTTGCTGTGATAGTGCCACGCTCAATAGTAGACATTAGTATTTATTCCTCTCTAACTTTACGCTTGAAAAGCCGTCAGACTTCTTAGGTTTGGTATTCTTCTCAGTGCCTTTCTTAATTTCAATCTTAATGCCTTTGATTGGTACAACTTCAATCTGTGTAGTAGTGCCACTAGAGCTTAGGCTATAAGTAACCTTTTGGATTACCATTTCCTCGTGTAAATCAAGAAGATCATCATCAACTTGGACTTTCTGATTTATACACCACAATTCACCGTTAAATTGTCTCCAACCGACAACGGTATACGTTACCTTTTTAAACTGAGCTCTCTGATATTCAGCCTCATTTTGCGCTGCTTGGTCGCAATCAGCTTTAGTTGCGTTGTTTTCAGCTTTTAAGATCTTGTAACGGTTACGAGTAACTAAATTATCAGGACATTCACCATCAGTTTGACTTTTAAAGCCTGCGTTACCTGTGGTGCCTTTTTGGTTTCCTAGACACTTATATAAACTAAATAACTTAGAGCCATCAAAACTTGCACTTGCACTTTTGATATTTTTTCCAAGTGTTAAATGTTCTGCTGCATTATCAAAACCTAACTTGATAATTACTAAATCACCGTTTTCATCATCTGTTAAGGTTAAATCTTCTTGTACGACTTGATCTTTAATAATTTCATGCACAGTTTTAGATGAGTCAACAGAGATTTTTACTTTCTTAGCAAGTTTTGTTGTGATAGTAGAGTCATTATTAGCTTTAAGCTTAATGCCATACCCACCTACTAAAGTTGCAATAACTTTGCCTAAAGTCTCTGATGTAAAGGAGCGCGAAGTTACATTAGCACTAGCATATGTAAGATTGTTTGAACGTGTGTTAGCAGTTGCAAAAGAGCTACTAAAACTAATTGCTTGTCCTTCTGGTAATGGGTTGCAGTCAACAAGATCTTCAGTCTTTGAGCGACCGCTAATAGTTGCTGTTACGCTATTAGAATCGTAGCTAATCGGAGTTGCATCAATATATCCTGAAAGTACAAGATCATCATCGATATATACTTGAATTGGGTCGCCTACTTTGAATTTAGTAGACAAACGGTCTGAATTTGGTAGTTTGGCAGTTACTCCAATTAAGAATGAACGAGCTAGGGTATTTAGCTCTGATGTAATGCTAATGCTAGTCCAATAGTTATATTCTTCTTTAGTGTTTAAAGCTACTAGTCTTACTTTGTTTTCCATAAATAAAAAACCACGCTCTAGGCGTGGCTCCATTTAATTTAACTTATTACAAATCGTTGTTTTTGTGGGGGCTGAATAGCGACATTGATAGAGTTTATGATCAACTAAAACCTCATAACTCTTTTGCATATCCCAATAAGCAGATGATTCTTCAGAAACTCTAACAGGCTTAAATTTTTTATATTCTTCATCACTTCGTTTTCTTTCTTCTTCAGTTACATGAGATCCCCAATGCGCATTCTTAGTCTCTTCCCAAGACAAACGCTCTTGCTCTCTTTGCTCCTCAAAGTAATTGTGTAAAGACTTACATGAGCAAAGATTTAAAGACATAACAACAAAGATTAGACAGGATAATTTCTTCATACTTACCTCTTATTAGTAAGTATAAGTCAAATTATCATGATTTTCTTAAAATCAAGCTGTTACATGCAAAAAGCGGATTTATGATCTGATTACGTCTTGCAATCTCATCAACTCTACTTGCATCTTCATACTTGTTATAGGCAAGAACAAGCAAAGGTGTTGTAGTTGGTAGCGTTACGTCTACAAGCTCACCATCTTTTAAAATCTCACTTGTTAAGGTCTGATAAGTGTCGATGTAAAGCTCTTCTAAGCTCTCATAGACATCTAGCTCATCAGCTTCAGCAATGATCATCTCTTGCTCAATAGCATTAAGTAGCTCATTTCTGATTTGACGAATTTCAATGTCAGATTGAGTAGTAACATCTTGCTCATCGTCGGTATCACTATCAATTGATGATGAGATTAAGCTTGCAGAGCCTACTGCATTTGCAAGCATAACTTGACGTGCAAAGATGGTTACAGCTTGATTTGCTATATCTACTGATGACGATGTATTACCTGAATGAGTAAGACCAGGCTTTTGAATTGTATCAAGCAAAGACTTAGTACACTCACGCCAATTGCGCACACTATTAACATATTGACCTAAGCCGATAGCGCTCATTAACTCTTTGCCAAAGCTCATAGGGCTTAAGCTTAACAAATTGCTTGCTGTAGTTTCTAAGTTAGAAATGCTATCACCTAAATCGAATAGCTTAGATACGTTGCTATCTGATAGGCAACCTAGTACATCGGCAATTGAGCCATTGGCAATCTCATCAATAATACCTGATAAGTTTTCAATATCGGTCATAGTTAAGTCAAACTTACTCAAAGCCTCTTCCATAAAGGAGTCGACTTTTGCACGTAACTTATCGCCCCATGATGCGCCTTCTTTAGGCTTGTTGAGTTGTCCTGCTTCTACGAATGTTAAGCTAAAAGTAGTAATGCCTTGAGATAAATTCCAATTTACTTGAGGCTTTTCAGATAGATAAACCTTTAAACTACCAAGCCATGGGTGAACTAATGTACCAGGTTCAGAATTTAAAGGCTTTTCTAAAGCTTCAAGTAAACGCTTAGAACGTGCAATGTAATCAGCACCAACGATAAACGCTGATACTGTAATGATACGAGTTGCACGACCAAGATCTTCACCGTATGGAATATCATTTTGTGGGTATTCATGAACAACCACACGGCGACCGAATTTAAGGTTTGAAGATGTTACTTCAAAGGAGACGCCGTTATATGATGCCTTTCTTAGCTTCTTAGAAAATAAAGACATTATGCTCTCAATGCTCCTCTGTTTTGGACGTTCATATTCAAGTTTTCATTGTCCTTCTTAGGCTCAACGTCAGCTTTTACACCTTCGTCGGCGTGAACCTTAATATCTAAAGTGCCTTCCATCTTGCCTGTAGTACCTTGCACAGCTTGTGCAGTGGTAAGTTTTTCATCAGCACCTAAGCCGATTGCACTTTTAGCACTATCCCAAACACTAGATACAGTATCACCTACTTTTGAGCCCCAACCTTTCACAGTATCAATCTTACCTGCGATGTTATCGTACATATCCGCAAAAGGCTTGAAGAAAGTATCATAGATACCATTCCATACTTCTTTGAAGAATGCTGTTAAGCCGTCAAAAGCTGATGTGATTGCTTGTGGAATTTTGCAAATAAAGTCTGCAACTTCTTTGATAACTCCCCAAGCCCACTTAAAGTAGGCACAGATACCATCCCATAGAGCACCGTAGAAGGTTTTTACTGTCTCCCAATACCAAGTGATACCTTTTGCAATAGCACTCCAATAGCCACCGAATACATCTTTAACCCACTCTACAGCCTTCCAAAATGCATCGCAGATACCATTCCATAAGTTAGAGAACCAATCGCAAACAGCATCCCAATTTTCATAAAGCTTATAAACGCCGTAACAGAGTAAGGCAATTGCTGCAACGATGGCGCCAACAATAAGGATTACAGGATTAGCCCATAGCACGGCATTAAGAGCCCACATAGCTTTTGCTACAGTGCCAATAGCGCTTACAATGCCAAAGATTGAAGTTAGTAGCTTACTTGCAAAGATAGCGCCTACAGCAATAGCTACAGTCTTAAGACCACCTAAAGCTTTAAAAATTGAGTTGCATTGCTTAACAAAGTCAATCATCGTAGAGATTAACTCTTTGAAATCGATTTGCTTTATTGTCTCAGCAAACTCTCTGCAATAGTCAACAATCGCAGTTGCGATCATCTCACGATTGACAATAATCCACTCACGAAAAGCGTTAATCATCGGCTCGATGATAGGGATAATATGCTTACCAATTGAGAGTGATACACCTAAGAGGGAGAACTTCAATCTATCTAAGTTATCACCAAAGGCTTTTGCACTATCAACACCATCTTGATCTACTACAATACCCAGTCTTTCAGCTTCTGCTGTAAGAGCGTTAAGTCCTTCAGCGCCACCTTCAAGCATTTGAATTAAGGATTGACCGCCACGACCGAATAATTGTGTTGCGATGTAAGCTTTTTGACTTTCAGTTGCTTGTGAACGCATAGCGTTAGCGATATCAGGTAGCAATTCTGTAGTAGTACGCATTTTGCCGTTGGCATCAGTCATTGAGATACCTAACTGCTTAAAGACATTCACTAAAGTCTTGTTCTTGCCTTGCACGGCATTTGCTAAGTTCTTAGAAAAGATACCTAAACAAGCATTTAATTCTTCTTGAGATGAACCTGACATTTTAGCAGCGTAACCATAACGCTGAATATCTCGAGCCGTACCACCAACTTTAGTTGCAGCATCTTGCGCAGCACTTGCGTAGTCTGTGAATGTACCAATAGAACTCTTAACAGTTGCAGCAACTGTAGCAAAAGCTCCACCTAAAGGAACAGCCATTAAAGCACCAAAGGACTTGCACTTATCAGCAAGCTCATTTTGGCTCTTCATGAAGATCTTAAAGTTTTTGCGTAACTCTTTTAATTTTGGTGATGCTTTATCGCTTAATTTAAATAGCATCAAAAATTTCTTTTCTTTTGTATCAGCCATAACTACCTCTTAGCTTTTGATGCTTTGTTAATTTCGTTGGAGATCCTAACTGCGTTCTTTGACATCTCTTTAATCATGTCAAAATCTAAATTGATAACGTCTAGGGGCGACATATGGAAGAAGTAAGCAATATCGTAACAAAGCTCAGTTACCTGCTCGATATTGCTTTCATCGACTATGCCTAATCCATAAAAAAATCTTGTAGGACTTTAAAACATTCCATTACGTCTACAAAAGACAATGAATTAACAACGGATGGTGGTAAAGCAGCGCAACTTTCAATGTATTTTCCTACAATTTCCATCTTTGGCTTAATACTTTCATTTGCGCCAAATTCAAAAGGCAAGTCTAGCTTTCTAATTAAACCAAAAGAAGGTCTATTCATAGTAAGTTCTGTAAGCTCAGTGTCACCTTGCATTACAGGGTGCTTTAATTTAACTGTAGTTGCGCCTGGTAATTTAACTGTGATTGCCATTTAAAAATCCTTGTTTAAAACAAAAAATAAAAGGGTGATAACTACTTGAATTGCCACCCTCCTTTAGTTATTAGTTAGTCTGTAAAAAACCTTTTACACCGTTGAACTCTAAAGAGGTTGTACCATCTGTAGAGTTGCCGTCGATGTCACCAGTTAGCCATGCACCTGATAGAGTGTAAACCCAACCATTAGCAAGCTCTGCTGTGATAGTCATGTCATCACTTGTGGTTAACTTATCTACAGGAAAGTCATTAGTTAACAAACACTCACATTTGATGAATGGAACTCTATCAGTCTGTGAATAACCTACAACGCCTGTAGAACCGATCTTACTTTCTCGTGAGAAAGTAGATAAAGGGAACTCTACAGAGCCACTTACAGATAACTGCTCACCGTCTACTTTGATGTACACGGTACCTGCAATCTTCTTTGAATCTGCCATTATTTACTCCTAATCTGTAGCTGAATACTGAAGTCTAAATTGAGCTTGTAACGCAAAGATACGTAACTGATTTACAAGATCAGGTGGTAGCAATACGTCGATACGACAAGGATCATCAGCATTACGCTCTACGATTAGATACTTGTTGAATAGCTTAGCGTTCTCAACAATACCCTTAGTCTCAAGCTTTGCGTATTGAGCTACTAACTCAGAGCGAATTACTGAAGGTGTTACGATTGCTTGACCTGGACCAAATTTAGTGCCGTCGTCTGCTAACTTATGACGTGCATATTTAGATGTGATAGCAGTCTTTAGAGTTGTGATAATCTCAGCTAGAGTGAACAAGGTTGTTGTATCTAAGTAAGAGTTATCAGCATCGCCGAATGAATTTACTTGATAAGTTGTGATACAACGCTCAATCATGACGTTGCCACTCTGCTCATACAAGGTTGCGATGCCATTATGTAGTAGAGTGTTACGCTCATTAAAGCCGAACTTATCTTCAATAGCTGGAGCCATTAAGCCGTACAATACACCAGTCTGCAATGGTCTTGCAGGATCATTAGTGAAGTAAGCGGCCGCACGACCTAAGATAGCGCCTGTAGCTAACCAATAAGGATTTGGATTATTAGGCTCTAAGCCAAAAACAGTTGCGTGTTGGTCGTTGCGTGTATTACCGAAAGTTACTAGAGTTTCAGCATCGCCACGCTTAGCTGTGAAGATATGACCGTACTGCATACGTGCATAGCTCCAACGACCTGTAGAGTCTTGCATTTCATTCTTGCAAGCATCTAATGCGGTTGAATCGTTTGACTGAATGCCGATGTAGTAGTAGGTTTCAGAGCCTACCTTTGCAAAAGCTTCTTCATAGTCAATGTCGCCTGCACCTTCAGCCATGGGAGTGATAGTAACTTCTAAGCCTGCTAATTTTTCTTCACCACCAATAGCTCCTTGACGATTTAGCGCTAATGGAATGTCGTTGCCGTATACACCAGCACCTTTACACTCAAGAGTTAAGGTTACATCGGTTGAATCTTCTACAAGTGCATCAGCTTCAGCTGTTACAGGTAAATCTTTGTCTGCGTTAATTGCTGCAATAAAGGCATCACGAATAGCGGTTAAACCATCGCCTTTTGCTACGGTTACGGCAACCTTGGTAGGACCAACATAGAAAGCGATTGTGCCACTCTCTGTTGGAACGCCCTTGAATGCTACAGTGCCTTTTGCTTTTAAGCCTTTTGTTACATCCATAGGTAAAACCCATAGAGTGCCTGCTGTGTCATTTGCTCTGTATGCTTCTACCATTAAAGCTAATGGAGAACCACGACCAAATTTAGTTTTTGCTTGAGTTGCTGTTGAGATTAGATAAGGCTTGCCACTCTCTGCTGTACCACCGACTGCTTGACCGATGATAAGTGACTTCTTATCTGCTGTAGCTGTATTAGCCATGCTGTTGTCTACTTCTGCATAGAACAAAGGCACTCTAATGTTAGCTGGGATGTTAATAAAACTTACAGCCATTTAGGACCCCTTCTTGGTATTGTAAAAATCTGAAAAAAGAAAACGTGCATCGATTTGACCGTCTGGCTTATTGTCCTTGCCGATCATGTCGACGTTACCAATAACTTGCTTAATTTCGTGTGGAGCTGATACTTCATCAAGCTCATTTGGAATGCGTGTATCTTTGTAGCTGATGGTGTAGCTACATGAAAACTCTAATTGATAAAAAAGAACTTCTCTGTACTGAGAAGTTAATAGACTCAAACGTGAATATTCGTAAGTATCTAACTGTGAACCATCACGCTTATCAAAATTTGGACTCCAACCTAGAATAGCTTTGAAGATTTCATCTTTAAGATCTTCAAAGGTATCACTAGCAGTTTGTCCTCTTACATCTTTCGATGGTACGGCAACTACAACTGCAACGGTTGTACCAATATCTTGATGATAAGAGTTCTTAGAGACGTTCGCAGTATCAGCATCTTCACTTAGCGTGAATACATAAGCACTTGGTTGCTCTGCAGGGTTAATATTTGCGGGTAGATTTGCCCACTCACAAATGCCGTATACATGACTTTTAAAAGAAGGGCAACGCTCACGCAACGCTTGGATAGTTGATTGTAACTTCATTTAAATACCTTGATAGCCTTTACAACTGCATCCTCAATGATTTGCTCGCACTCTTGCTTATGCTGACTGTAAGCTAGTGCCATAGGATCTTGACGTGGTTTTAGGATTGAGCCTTTCTTTCTACCAGCTTGCAAAACAGCAGGATAGAAGAATTTATCTTTGATGGTAGATACTTGAACTTTAGACCACATTCTATCTTTGCGCTTAGAGTTGACGATCTTGATATTTCGTCTCAAGTCGCCTGATTGTCTTCCTGGTACTTCTCCAGGCTTTGAAATTCTCTTCTTACCTGCAAGCTTTTTAGCGTGTTGTCTTACAACTTTAGAGGCTCCTTTTAAGCCTTCCATGACTGTTTTACGGTCATAGTCTTCAAAGGTAAAACCTTTTTCCATTTTGTAAGAAAAGGAGAAGTCATCCATTATTCTGTACTCTCTGCATATAGTGGATTAGAATTTTCTGCGTTAACTACACCTAATTCTTGAGCTTCAATCACTGTAAATTTACCTTCACCATTTGCATCTGTTACTCTTGTAGGTCGGTAGAATCTGTCTTTGATCTTTAGTAAAACTCCATGAGTAATAGATAAAGGATCAGATTTACCAGCAACAGCTCGTATCCAAATTCTGTGAGTTGCTTTATTTTCGACTTGTACAACGCCCCAATAGTAAGAGCCTGTTGGTTCAATCTTTGCCCAACCTTTCCAAATAAGTGTATCTACTTGTTGACAGTCATCATTACCTAAAGGGTAATCAACTCTTTTAATAAGTTTTACAAAGTGCTTTAATTCGCCAGCTGATGGAGTTGATATCATAAGTTCCACCTTCTAACTGTAGCTATAATAGAATCTGCACCTGTGGGAATTTTGGTTTTACTTGTAGATTGAGTTTCTTCTCGATTATTAAACCAATCTGATGCTATTAGTAATTGAGCAATAGACAATTGATTGTTAAATACAATATGAGACTTTTCCCAATCAACTTCTGCATCAATAGGTTTTTCTTCAACAATGGTTTTATTTAACATTGATTGAATTCTTTCAAATGCTGCATCAAGGTATCTATGAAGAGCTAAATCACGATTAACATCTTCATCCATTGACTCTTCTGATATTTCAATACCAAGCTGTACTTTAAGATCATTGATTGTTAAAAATTTCATATTGCACTCAATAAAAAAAGCCTGCACAAAAGGCAGGCTTACATTTAAGGGATAACCTATTAAGCTGAAGCTGTACCACCCATTTCTAGGAATTTGATAGCAGCCGTATCTTTCATCATAAAGCCAAAACGGCGCTCAGTATAGAACTTAGTAAAGCCCTTATGAGTAATGTTATCTCTGATTACAGTTACATCAGGTCTATCAAAACCTGTAGCAGCTCTCTTAAAATCACCAAAAGCCAAAGGAATTGACCCCGCTGCAACAGAAGGCACAAATTCTGACTCATACACAGGGTAACCTAATAGCTTAGATGGAACCCCTAAAGTTACATTAGGCTCTAGCAATGGGCGCTTATTTGCATCGGTTAATTTTTTTAACTGTAGCCATAAGCTGTGATTTACATAGAATGAAGCATTAGTTCTGTAAGCAGTACGTAGAGAACCAATTAAATCAATTAAGTTCTCATAAGTTACTGCAGTCTCAGATGTAATCTTTAACTTCTGATACTTAGCTACATCACGATCGCCATCTGCATCTTCTACCATGTCTAATTTAAATAGACCTTTACATGCGTTAGAAGTACCATCACCTAGAAGAATATCTTCTTCGATTGCCACAGCATGAGCTCGAGCCACTTCAGATTGGTACCAACCTTCGATGTCATAAGTTGCATCTTGTAAAAGGTTGTTTGAAATCTCAGGCTGAGTAAAGATTTGAGACCATGTAGGCTTAATTTCTGTAAATTTAGTGCCTACAGTAGTATCTCTTGTATCTGTTTCACCAACATGAGATGCCTTCATACCTTCTCCGATAAACTGTCTAATATCTGGATTATTAACAGTCTGCCAGGAGAAGATTGAGCGAACTTGAGTAATAGCATCTTCTTGACGAATAATTTCTTTTAAGAATTCTGGGATGATGATATTGCTATGGGTTGTGGTAGTTGAAGCAGGTGCATCAGCACGGTTAACAATGTTTACTTCTGCAAACTCAGCAGAACGTAATACCTTACCTAGCTCGGTTGACTTTCTTAGTGCACCTTCAACGCCAGTAGGACGATTAGCATTTACAGCTACATCATCTATACGCTTTTGCAAATCTGCAATATCTTTTTTAAGTTCGGTAACTACTTTATCATTAGCATCTGAACGCTCTTCTAATACTTTTTTTAATTCGTCATTACGATATTTTAAGTCAGCAGTTAAAGCCTCTAACTGTTTTTTTAACTCTTCATTCATATTTTTTAACTCCAAATAGTTTAGTTTCTTATAGCAAGAATTAAGTATCACGCTGAGATTCACGGCATCACGCTGCTATGCTCAAATTTTTGCTCTAAGCTGTTTAATAAAATCGATTGCTTCATCATTATCAAAGGATTCGTTTTCTTTCATCTCTTTGTTAATAAGTGATGCATACTTTGTTGAGATTGTTCTTGACACCCCCATAAAGCGAAGTGTCTTTTCTAAATCTCTAACATCAAAACTTCTTACTGTGTCGATTTGAGCTTCTTTTACGGCTGGAAATACGCAAGGAGAAATCTCGTATAAATCACATTTCGTAAATGTAATCAGATCGTTTTGCTGATCGTAATCAAACTCTTGAATATCAACACTTACTGAAAGTCCTGAAACAATACCTTCTCGCATCAAGTCATATACTTGTTTTCCACGAGGAATTGATGTAATTACTTTACCTTCAACTCTTAGACCGTAATCATCTTCTTCAAGCTTTGTGTACTTACCAATAGGCTCTTTAGAGTCATGGGACCAAAGCATTGGTAATGTTCTGTTGTTATCTGCAATATCTTTTAGAGAGTCACTAAAGCAGCCTTTAGCCCAACCAGTTCCATAACTATCAATTGCACCAAAAACAGACGCATATCCTGTAAAGGTTCCGTCTTCTTTTACTTCAGTTTTAGAAAACTGAAATGTTCTAAGTTGTCTTGTATCAATCTTCTTCTGTGGCATCGTCTTCTACCTTTTCAGTTTCGTTGTCTTCAGTTGGTTGTTTTTCTTTTGGTTCTTCTTTCTCTTCAGATGTATCTGAATTAGGTTGCATATTTAAAGGTGTTAAATACACATCTCCACCTTCACGAGGAGGAAGATCTTCATTTGCACGACATTCATTAGGGCTTAATATTCCGTTTTGGATACCTGTCGAGTACGCACTATATCTTGAAGCTCTATCGCCTCTATCAAACTCTGTTGTATCAAAATCAGCATACATTGAACGTTGTTCATCTTCGTTTAGCAGATCAGACCATACAGCTTGTTCAAAAGCTGTTAGATATGGAGTGAGAGTATAATTTAGAAATTCTAGAGATTGATGTTCAATGTTAGAGAATGTAGCTCTTCGCAAATCCCCAATCATATGAGGTGGAACTCTGAACATCTTACAGATTTGTTCTTGAGTAAATTGATACAACTCCAAGAATTGAGCATCCCTATTGCTCATTCCTAAAGGTGTCATCTTCATACCACCTTCAAGAAGTATTGGCTTACCAGTATTAGCTGTACCTGTATATTCTTTGTCAATTTGAGCTTTTAATGCTTCAAATTGTTTATCTTCTAACCATACATTATCAGGAGTATTGATATATACATTAGAGTTAATACCATTTTCATACTGACGAACTAAAGCATCTAAAGCTGTATCATCAACACCTAACATTTTGCGTTGTAACTCTATAGGATTTACACCGCGCAAAGAAAAAGGGTCTTGTGGATTTAGTATTACATGGAAGATATTCTTTGCAGGAACATTAGCCATATATTTACCATCATAGAAAGTGCAGTTATATACAACACTTCTATTTGATAGCAAATTAGGTACACAACAATTTTTATCTAGAGGCCAAAGCTCAACAGTTCTATTTTGACTATCTCTAACAATGTAAGCATAAGCATCACCTGACAGAACAAGATTGCGCATCATAAACATCTTAAAAGCAAAAGCTGTCATGTAAGGGTTGGGCTTAACCAGTAGGCAGTTATACAAAGGATGGTGCCATTGTTCATATCTTGGAGGATATGTTGATGTTGAACCATCATCCTTTTTGCGAATACCATACTTGTATAATTTAAATGGCAGCATTGCTACTGATTCACCTAATACTTTTACACAAGCATATACAGTTGAAGCTCGCATTGGGTCAATATTGGTAAATTTAAGAATTTTACCTAGTTGAGCTGTAGTAATTGAGGGTGTAGTTGTAGTAGAAGTATCACTTCTTTCTATTTTTTTCTTAAAAAGGGAGAACATTATAATCTTCTAACTCCATGACCTTGAGCAATTGCTTCTGCAACTGTTTGGCCTTGCATTAACATAGCTCTTGAAACAGCCATAATTAAAGCTACAGCGCCATCAATCTTTGCTGAACGTTTTGGTTTATTTGGTTTGTAATTTCCGTTGGTATCTTCGTGAGCTACTACATTAGATATACACCATGAAAGGATTGGATCTCCATTATGATGAATGCGCCCCGAAGACATAGCACTTTCGATTTCTTTCATACCAGGAGATAAGTTACGAGCTTGTTGTGGTATTTCTACAACATTAACGCCATCCTTTTGCATAGACATCATAAGTTCTTGTGCATTCCATATATCGAACGCCATTTCATGAGGCCTATCATCTCTCCAAAGCGTTAATAAATCATCGTGCAAGATTTCAAAATCTGTTTCAGAACCTGGCACTGAAGTAAGAACCGGTTCACCTTCAGGGTCTGGTGTTCTAATGTACTTTTGGTATATTTTAAAATTTGCATTTTCGGTATCGTTGATTGTATCTTCAGGTAAGTAATGATGAGCAAAAACAAAGTAATGTTTCTTTCGATCAATTGTCTTAACAAAAACTTCTACAACTGCTAATAAGTCAATCTTACTTGCTAAATCAACTGCAATAATTGACCTACACCCTCTAAAATCTTCAGCCCTTAAAGTTGGATCTCCTAACTCTAACCAACGCTGAATATTAAAAAAGGTTTCATCTGCAGTTGTCCAAACATTTAGATGCTTGACTAAATATTTATTTCTAAGAGATGGTGATCTTTCAGCTGTTTGCGCTTGGTGTAATAGATAATCCTCCATTACTGAAACGCCAAAGTTAGGATTAGCTTTTTTAACAGCAGCTAAAGTAAAAGGATCGTCTTCTTTATCAATTGAGTAGATGACTGAAAATAATTGATCGTCTTCTACTACGTTCTTTAGAACCTTTTCACATTCTTCATGTTTTTCGTAGCAAGGACTTTCAATATTAAAACCAGCCGTAGTAATAATTAACAGTAACGGTTGCTCGCGAGCACCCATACCAGTTTGCATTGCATCATATGCTGATGAATCTGCATGCTGATGATACTCATCAAGAATTGCTAAATGAGGTGATGAACCGTCTCCAGGCTTTCCGATGATAGTTGTAAATTGACTTTCATCATCTAGTTCTAATTTTTCTTTATAGACTTTAATTCCAAATGCTGTTGCAAGCTCAGGTCTTAACGCACACATTCTACGAGCAGGGCGAAATACCTCCATAGCTTGTTTTTCTGATGTAGCGCCACAGTAGATTTCTGCACCTGGTTCTTTATCTGCTACAAAGAAGTACAATCCGATAACTGCAGCAATTACTGACTTACCATTTTTACGTGGAACTTCTATATAAGCTTCTCTGTAACGTCTAAGACCTGTCTTCTTATCAACCCAACCAGCAATATTTGCAAAAATAAAGCACTGCCACGGTTCAAGTTTAATTAGTCTATCTAATACACTATGTGCTCTCGCCCATTTACCTTTAACATGTGGTAACATCTCTGCAAAATGACAGATACGGTCACCTAGATTTGGGTCAAAAAAATATTGAAAATCTTTTTTATCTAAATCTTTTAGGAATCTTTGACAGGCTTTTTTAACTAAATCACAACTATCAATCTTTTCGTTAACAATATCCAATGCATACTTATAAGCTTTCTTTGAATAAGGATGTTTTGAAAATTTATTTAAAGATTGAGAAGTCTGATTTTTCATCCGTAGTTGTTTGATTATCTTTTAACAAACCAGAACGAAGTTCTGACATAGGGTCCAACCCTAAAAGCGAACCGCTTTTAACCATTTGAGTGAAAGCTTGATTTTTTACGTTAGCTACAGGAGGCTTTGGATATCCATTTTCATCTAAAGTTACTAATCCTTTAGCAAGTAACTCATCCCCACTTGAGAAATATGTACTACAAGCCGAACAATAAGCCGCTAAAAGAGTGGTATGTGCGACTTTAAAAGAGCCTCTTGAGATTAAAATTGGCATATAAAGATTCCAAAAATCTACAGCTTTTTTATCATTGGAAATCAATGGGGGTACTTTTACATTAGTTTCAATTATCTCATCTACAAAAAACTTTTTGGAATTTTGGCGAGGACGACCTTGCCCTACAGCGTTAGTCTTTCCTGATTTAGATGATGTTAGAGCTCTTGTTCTTACTCTTTTTTTCTGCCATTAATATGCACCTTTATTGTGCGTTTTGCCTAGCCTTACTTAGCGTTGCTAATTTGACCATATTTTTTTTTAGCACTAGGCGGGTCGGTGTTAGGGTTCAACTCGTAGAGATTTGATCCCCCTACCCCTTCTTATCTTGTAATGTCTTAGCCATGTGACATGACTTGCATAATGATTGAAGATTGTTTGGATCAAACATATCACCGCCTAATGCAGTTGGTTTAATATGATCTACTTCTGTTGCTACTTCATAGATACCAACTTTCAAACACATCTGACAAAGATTATGATCTCTACTTAGAATCTTAGCTCTTAGCTTTCTCCATCTAGATGTATTGTATTGTTTGTGTATGGATTGAACCCTGTTGCTGCGCTTCCATGGTTCTTTAGCATAACCATTAGCTGTACGTCTAGCCTTGCATTCATCACACATTCCAGTGTTAGTAGTTAGTTGCTGACATACACAACATGGGTGAGGTCTAATGCTCATTAAGCGTAACCTCCAATAAGGTGTTACTAATTACTTTAACGTCTTTAATGATATGAAGGCTTTATTGCAACGCGTTATATTTCTTACTTAACTCATTACGTTCAACTGCAATCTCATCACACTTAGCTGAGAGCTTAAGTGCATACTCTGCAAGAGTTCTTCTGTTCTGTCTAAGCTGTCCACATTCACAGGTTGCTTTAGCTTCTCTGGTAGAGGTGGTATTTGTGGACAATGCTGCTTCACCGGAACTGCCACTGTCTGAGCGCAAGCTGTTAGCATGCAACTTAGACATAGCAGCATTATACTTGTCTTTAATCTTGTTAATCTCATCTGTAGCCTCTTTGTCAGCCTGTTCCTGCTTAGCTTGCCATTCATGTTCTATATTAAGCTGCTTAACTGTAGCTTCTTGATCTGCTTTTATAGCTTCAGTCTGCATTTGAGCAATTTCGGCTCTGTAATACTTAGCTGTAATAGTGATACCAAAGCAGGATCCAATGACAGCTGACATGGTAGCTACAATTAAAAGTAATTTAAGATCCATAAACGATGTAAGCCATTTAGCCAATTAGAACAGCAAGCAATACAAGATAGCTTGTAACTTACGCATAAAACTCTTTCTTTGAATAATGCCCAAAGGAATTACTAAAAATAAAAATGTAGAGAGTGCAATTCTTCAATTCATTACTCATGTTTAGCTACAAAGCTCATCAATCCATCTAAATGATCAACTTTTAGATAAACCTGAGCATCGATAGTCTGCTGTCTGGTGTTTTTTAGCATGATATTGTTAGCTCGTCTGATGCGAACATACTCAAGCACAAGATCATTACCTTCATGCCAATCCGCTCCTTCAAACAAGTAAATTTCAGCAACTCGTCTGCGTAAGAGACCTGCTAAATACTTACCACCTTGTGATTTGTATTGTAAAAACAAATCAGAGTTAGGAACACCACTCTTTAACGACTTCCATAAGCTTGAATTAGTTAATCGAGTAATGCCACAGTTGTAAGTAAAGCTTAAAAGCGCATCAAACTGATTCTGATTAACTTCAATCTCATCAGCATTTAATGAAGCAACTAGCTGTTTTTCAAACTTATTTAGATCTTGAGAGAATACAGCCTCTGCTTTGGCAAGTGACCACTTATCACTTGCTTTTACATCCGAGCCATAATGCCCATAACCGATGGTGTAGTGCTTCTCATTATCTGTAGCTTTATAAGCCTTTTCTGAGTAAGTCTCAAAGCTCTTGATTAAATTCTTACAATTATCACTTGCTTGCATACTCATAGCCTAGATACTCACATATAGATTGAATAGCTTCGTCAGCGCCATAAGCGATGACAACCTTATAACCAATTCTTGCTAAACGCTCATGCCATACTTTTTGTTCATCAGATACATGAGACATACTTTTAATTGCTCTCTTCATCTCAATAAAGAGCCCTGCATACCCCTGCTTGGGAACTGCAAACATAAGATCAGGAACTCCTGCTCTTACGCCTTCACGTTTCATGCGATAGGCTTCTTGAGAAAACTTTGCTGTAGTTTTACGTCTTGAACCACCATTCGGGATAGCAAATAAGAATTGACCAATAGTGTCATTTCCTATCTTTTGATGATCTGCCCATGCAACCACTCTCTGTTGTTCAACTGTCTCTAAAGGGCATGCTTTCATTACCGTCTCCAAAGACAAATGCAGATAAAGCAGATCACACTTATGATTGCATATACCATTGGTACGCCAGCAATAGCTGCTATTAAAGCAAAACCAAATTCAAAAGCATAAGCTCCAAAGTGCAACAAGTTGTTTCTCATTTTGTTGCTCCTTTAAGGTATTTCTTAGAGATAAGCTCAAAAATATGACCTGAGCCTAAGAAACCAAGTGGAATTGCATACGCTATTGCATCTTTATAGTTAAACTTCTCGGTGCCAAACCTCCATGCAAGCCATGTAATAGACAATGTACCAGCACCACATAAGATGGCATCTAATACGCGCTCTTTGGTTGTAGGAGGATATTGCTGTAGAGTAGAACGAAGGAAGGCTATTAGTGCGCCTGTAATTCCTGCAAGAATAAAATGGAAATAAGGCAACTGCAATATATCATCCAACATTTGCCTTTCTCCATATACGAAAAAACCTGCCAAAAGGCAGGTTTTTCACACTAAATTATCTCGTATGTAATACGTTGAATCATTGTTTTTACCCTGTAATCACACTAATCCACTGTATTGTCTATAAGGATAAAACAGAAAAACGATCCAAAAACGATCAAAAAACGATCTATTTTGTAAAAGAGGAATTTTATAAAAGAATCTGACAAAAACAAATGAGCTAAATCAGATCTTTTTCAGTGGGCTCGCACAGTGATTAAGTTCTTTATCTAAAACTTGCTCCCAATTACGAGGAAAGCCATTAAAAGATAAATTTACAACGTCCTTGTACTCTTTCATAACAGACTTAAAAAATTCATAAAATAACTTCCAATCAACATTAGCATTCAAAATTCTTTTAATTACTAAAAATGCAGGAAATAATTTATTTTGCTGACCTTTTTTAGAAATATATTGATTATTTTCTTTGTACAACATAGGAGCGTGTTTTAATGGCAAATTATATAGTCTGCCGTAGTGTGCACATATGTTTCTTATTTCAACTAATACTTTTATCCAGTTTGATAAATATCTAGGTGTACACTTGAAAAAATGAGCTACAGTTTTTTGGTCATCATCATTCATTATATTAAAAAGAACACTGATATTTCCAAATGTAAAAAGCTCTACAGCTACCCATATAGGAAACTGTTCAGCATACTTCTCAATATGGTGTTTAACGAAAGGTTTTGATTTATTTCTGTCTACTTCACCGTAAAAAGTATTAATTAGTTTTGAGTGAGCTTTAGAGACATTATCCTTAAAAATTGTAACATTCAAATAACCTAAAGCCCCATATTTCATAGCGAGTGCATATGAAATCTGAGTTCTTAATTGAATTTCTATTTGCTCAATAACGTGCATTAAGGCATTTTTTAATACACTATCAAACTTATATAATCTAAAGAGATGTTGTAAAGAAATACCTTCTCTATATTCGTCTTTATTTGATGAAGATAATAATCCAATACCATAGCCACTTAATCTATAGTAGTTGATCTTTTGCAATATTTCTTTTGCTTGATTATCATCTTCAATCTTCATCTTATGAAAGTTTTTTAATCTTTCAATCTGTTCTGAATATGATAAAGGACACTTAACTGAAACCATTTTTTAACCCAAAAAAAAGGCCCTTCACTGGTCCGCTATACTCTCACGAGTAAGAAGCGCAGAAGGGCACTACTGACTTAAATTATATGTGGGAAGCGTAATTTTTTCAATAACTAACGTCAGATTTTCAAAAGTTTTTTTATATCTGATACTTTTTTCTTTAAGATCAATTTTAAAGGACCTCCTTAAAATATTATAGATTGAGAGGCTTTTTCTTAATTAGGTTCTTCAGCATTAGCTAAATATACATTTGAATATGAAGTATAGAGATTATGGCTGCCATATTTAAAAAATCTATTCAGCTAGACGATTTTCTGGCGCCTTGCCACCCGAGCCTTATTTTATGCCGTCACAGTACTTTGACCACCATAACGTCAGCTTTTGAAACAGAGGTCTGACTAAAAATTCTCAATAAATTGCTGATACATCTTATCTTTGAATCTGGAACTTCTTTCTTCTGACTTGAGAAGATCCTGTTCATACAGGAATGTTTTAGGCTCATTGCTTTTAAAAGTTTCTAAGCCTAAAAGCCACTTTGCTGCAACAGTAGGATCTTTATGAGCGCGTATATAATGCCTGCATAATCTTCTCATCTTCTGATAAGATACACCGCGCTCTTTGCAGAATAAGCGCATTGAACGGTAACACTTACCTTCAAATTCAAACACCTTCATTCATGCTCCTTAGCTGACTGAGAATCAATTGTTCACCTCTTCTGATTAAGTCATAGATAGCCTGGGTAGTTACATACTTTAGAGCTGTATCTACAGCAGGATTGAATTCAAAGTAGTTTGAACAATGACGTGGTTTTCGTGGTTTTATTTTCTTTTTATTCTGTTTTTTTAAAATCAGAAATATCTCATCAGGAGATTTATTCTGAATATAAAACATATTGAGTAGCATATACAGATTAGGCTGCTTCTGTTTTAATTCACAAAATGCTTTGTCAATAATCATAGCAGATTCATCAGAAATGGTATAAGTCTGATTTGATGAAGTATGTCCAGGATAACCAGCACAGCCAAAATAGCGTGACCATATGCCATAATTATGCAATAGACGAATATATTCAGCAGACTTTTCTGCATTAATCGCTTCTGAAATTTCTTTAGTCAGCATTTCACTCTTCAATGCATCTTTGATTATCATGGAATACATTTGTAATCCTTATTTATGTTCTACAATTGAAAAGATATTTAATTTTACAATCTTGTCCTCTTCGTTAAGTTCTTCTTGAGCAATTACTTTTAAACCACCAATATTTTTTCTATTAGCATAGGTAACTTTGAGAAAGCCTAACTCGACAGGATCATCATTGAACCTGTCTAAGCCTGTAGTCTCAAAATCCAAGATAATGGCTTTGCCCACCTTTTCGTTTGGATATTCTTTTCTGCACAGAAAGATTGAGCCATACTTGTTACTTTCACTAGGCTCTTCAATAGCCTCAGGAGGTATAGGCAACCTTCTGTCAGGTGGAATGTTGTCATAATCAAAATCTTTACCGTACATAAAAAAACACCTCTCCATACCTGTCTGTTGACTGCATCAGCGCCATATTGAGCTATAAGCGCTGACATATACTCGCTGTTAGCAAGCATTTCTTTTGTAAGTACACTGGGCATCTCCATTGGATCTTTGCCTGTGTTCTAGCATCCATGCACGCTGTCACTGTCACGATTGTTAGCTAAAGATGTGGGTTGTGACAACGTACATGAATCTTGTTGTGCAGTAAGTGCCTCTTCATAAACACAGTCACTTTGCTGCTTAAATCTTTGTCGAGTTTTCTTAAGATTATTAACCCAGTGCTCACATAGTCTTGTAAGCTGAGATAATGAGATCTCTTTACGGTTTCCTCTTTGATATCTCCATGTACCGTCTTTGACGTAGTAAGAGTGCATCTTCTCGATTAACTGCTCTACGTCTGATGCAGACAGCTTGTAAATATCACTAAGGGTCTGTCTTAGAGTTGAGGTGATAACCTCGTTCTTGTTGTTCTTTTCATCAATATTGTCAAAAGCATGCTCATAATCAACAAACTCACTGTTGATCATCTCACCGCGCTCATCATAGGTGATAAAGAGCTCAATACCACGAACGTTCTTTTTGATGATTCTGACTTTTTGATTTTGTGGCTTTAGAGCAACAGTCTGTTCCTGAAGTTCAAGCTCGTGAGTCTGATTTTCAAAAACTTCCCCTTGCTTCTTACTATTAAGATCAGATCTATATATATATTTATTTTTATCTATATTTAGATCTTTATTATAGGAGTGTGACAATTTGTCGCACCCCCTGTGACAATTTGTCGCCCCCATGTGACTATTTGTCACCTTCTCAACAGAGTTTTCCACAGGCTCTAAAGAGTTTTCAACAGGATCAGATTTCTTGGCTTTTGACTTCTTTTGCATCTTTTTAAGCAGAGTTGGCTGCATGGATTCAACTCTTACTTTCTCAGCATCTTTCATGATGTTGGTAGTTAAAAGCTTGATGTTGCCTACGTCAGTTTCGTCAATGTATACGTAACCGCGCTCTTTTAAGGTCTTTAAAGAGCGTTGTATAGTTCTACGAGGCATATTAACCTTAAGAGCCAGGTTATTCATTGTTGAATAATAGCCATTCTTAAAAGTAGACAATGCAACCAAGATAATCTTTGGAGCTGGTGCTAATTCCAACTGCATCAAATCATCTGATACATACGAGGTAATTGTGTCCATATAACTCTCCCTACTTTGATAAGGTAGAAGGTTCTTTGTTCCAGTCAGGCTCTTTTGCCCAAACCTGTAGATTTGGATATTCAGTCTTAAAGTACATCATCCAACCGCGAGGTATACCTTTCTTTAACCATCCCAATACAGAAGGAGCTTTAATACCGCAGATCATTCCTACTTTTGTAGGACCGCCTAGCTCATCTATAAGAGTTTGAGTAAATACCGGATCTTTTAAATTTCGTCTTTTCATCTACATAAATCCAAAATTTTGCCACTATATTATGTTAGTTTTAACTAAATAAAAATTCAAGGCATAACTACTAAAATATATCCTACAATTAGATATAGCTAAAGAAAATGTGGGGTTGTTAGGTATGTTTGACTTTTCTCAACTGTCAGATCGTATTAACTACGGTTTAAAAAAGAGTGGTAAGAATCAATCTAGACTTGCTGAAGAATGTGGCGTTAAATCTTCATCTGTAAATGGATGGACAAGTGGTAAAACCAAAGATTTGATGTCTACTGTAGCTTACAAGGCAAGTCGTTCCTTAAATCTAAATCTTAATTGGCTCATCACCGGTAAAGGTGAACCTGAGGGTGATCCTGTAGTTGCATTGGATGATGATGAAACTCCATCAGATGATTATGTGCAGATTAAAGAGTACGGTGTTAGATGTGCTGCAGGTAATGGCTGTGAACCTACCTATGAAGAACAGACAGAGTGTGTCCCTGCGACGTATCGCCGATCATGGTTTCAGCGTATTTGTGTGAATCCTGAGCATTGTAAAAGATTTATTGTCTCAGGTGACAGCATGGAGCCAATTCTTTTTCCCGATGATAGAATTTTAGTAAATATGGCTGATACAAGCCCCATACATAATAACCATGTTTACGCTATCGTCTATGGTGATGAAGTAAGAGTAAAGCGCCTAATACAGTTAATGAATGGTGATCTAATTATTCATTCCGAGAACCCCCAGTATCCAGATGAAACTATACACAAAGGTGATGAGATCAACTTCCGCATCATCGGTCGTGTCATAGATAAGTCGGGAAGTGGTGGGTTGTAATATAATAAGGGTGATAAGTTTTAGGAGAAAGATATGGCTGAAAAAACAAAGGAAGACAGAAAACTAGTAAAAGCAAGATTTTTTGAAATTGATAAAGCTAATACAAATTTATCTTATAACTTTGTAGAAGTATTAGAACTTCTTAAAAGAGCTTTGAATGAAAAACCTAAAATTTCTGACAGACAGCTGATCTTAAATAAAAGTAATAATGATGATGAATCTGATATTCTTGCTCATTATGAATGGAATGCTAACAAAAGTTATTTATTTGGTCTCATAATGAGAATTGCACCTGAATCATCTACAGGATCACTATCTCCAGAAGTTTTAAAGAAAGAACAATGTTCTATTGATGAGTTAGTAACAAAAGACAGCATCAATTCAATTTGTATAGATCACTATTATTTTATATTAAATAACAATTACTTAATTACAAATTTAACAGGTCTTAAAAATATCGATTGTTTTCAAACTTACATTAACTGGTTAACTGAAAAGGAAAGAGGTGAACAATTGATATCCTTTGTACCTCAAACAACCTTACCAAAAGATGTACCTATAAGCTCATTAAGAAAATTAGAATTTGGTGATAATACAAAGATTGTAACTGACTTAAATAATCAAAAAGAGACATTTTCAACTCATATAAAGAAGCTATCAAATAGGTTGTTAAAAGCTCTTCTTAAGGATTCTGATTATTCATCACTTGAAGATATTGATTTAGAAGAATTGATATCTGCAAAGCTGATAATTTCTGTAAAAAGAAAGTCTAAAGATATTGATGAAGATGACTTTCAAAAAATCATGGGCACCATTTTAAAACCATTAACAAATGATTCAGGTATAACGTTAATTGGAAAAAATGGAGAAAAGCTATCAGGATCTGATATTAAAAAAGTAGAATGTTTTACAATAGATAAAACTTCGAGGGGACATATTAATGAAGCCCAACTTAAACAAAAATTTGAAGAGTGCCTCTTTAAATTGAAGGAATAGAAAATGTTAAGTCTGTTTTGTAGATATTTAACTGCTTTAATAATGTCAGTTGTTATATCTTCATTGTTTGATATTGAATGTAAAGATCAAGTTATTCAGACTTTATTTACTGTAATTGGTATAGCTTATTCTATAGCTATCAGCAATATCATTGGTTTTAAAACAGATGATATAGTCAATGTTAAATATAGAAACATCATAAAAAACAAAATAAAAAGCATGAAGAATATGAATACAATAGACTTTTCACTTTCAATACTTGTATTCATATCTTCATTTTTATTTACAAATTTCAAGTTCTCTCTTTATTTTGTAAGATTTAACATATCAATGTTTGTTTTGTTATCTCTTCTTTTTTCTCTTTTATATATTGTTTGTAGTTTTGCAGGTTTACAACAATTAAGTGAAGATGTATCTGATAGATTGTACAAGGAAAAGAACAAAATTATTTCAGAAGGTTAAATGCTAATCAGTAGTTTTAAGATGAAGTAAGAGTAAAGCGCCTAATACAGTTAATGAATGGCGACCTAATTATTCATTCCGAAACTCCTCAATACCCAGATGAAACTATACACAGAGGTGATGAGATCAACTTCCGAATTATTGGTCGCGTTATAGATAAATCGGGTAGCGGTGGGTTGTAAACAAACTTTGACATTGTAGTTTTAATCTTTTATAGTTGACAAAAGTAAACGTTCACAAATAACAGCGAGGTAACTAAGATGGATTTAATGCTATTTTTAAGAAGCATTGCCCGTTGTTGCTTCTTTATTACAACTAAGAATAGACAATCTGATTTAAACAAAGCTAAGTATATAGCCTCATTAGATCGTATTGAAGAAAACCTAAACAAAGAAGAAGAACTGGGTTATCAACGTCATTTTATTGCAGTAGGTAATAGAATAAGACGTGCTGCCAAGGAATTATCTAATGCCAACTAATAACAATCAAATAGATAAAGATAATTCAGCTAAAACTCAAAAGGTTGCTCTTATCAGAACTCACCAAGAAGTTAGATCTGGTCCAATTCCATCTCCTTCTGAAATGAAACAATATTCTGAGGTTGATTCTTCATTGCCAAACAGAATAATGGCAATGGCGGAAAAAGAACAGCAACAAACGTATGAGCTTAGAAAAAGTATTATTGATAAAAGAGATTTTATCTCTTGTAGAGATTATGATTACGATGTCAAAGCTCTTAGATACTGTACTTTTCTATGCTTTTTATTTATGTTGTTAGCTGCTTTGCTGTTTTATTTGGACAAAACTGGAGCAGCAGTCTTTTTTGGTGTAACAGCTTTTATTACATTACCTAAAGTTTATTTGGCGCCAAGAGCTAATAAAACAGGCAAAAATAAAGAAGATAAAACCGAGCAACAATAAAATAACAAAAGCCAGTACTAAGATACTGGCTTTTACATTTTAGATTACTTCATTAGGTGTTTTACCTAAAACACTCAAAGCATCCTCATACTTCGATTCGCTTGTATTACCTTTACCGCAAAGCATCTGATTCATCAGTTTTGTAAATAATTCTATTAAATCACATCAAAATTTTAGCAGCTTTCCTTTAATTAAATTCCTTTATTTTTCAATACTATAAAATATTCTTTAGTTTTTCCTGTTGCAATTTCGTTAGTTTTAACTAAGATCTTTAATAAAGATTAGCTAAAACTAATAATTTATAGGTATTCTGAAATGGCAACACTAAATTTATCTCTCGAAGTATCAGATATTCAGATCTCAACTCTTACCTTAAAGGCAAATGAGTATAGAAAACTTAACACTGAGATTGAAAACGCAAAAGAATTAGCATCTAAGTTCTTTGACAGAGTTTCTTTGAGCCTAAAGACAGACATCAATAAAGAGCTTAATGAGAAACAAATGGCCTATCTTGATGCTGTACAAATGATTGTTGTATCTCAAAAGATTGAGGACAAGATCACTGACGCTGTTTTAAATCTTGGTAAAGAGCCTGAGACAAAGAAGCCAACAGACGATACCAATGACAAGCATGATCAAGACAAAGGTACTCCTGTAAAGTCTGTAAAAGCTCCTAAAGCTACAGCTAAAGAAGCAAAAAAGACTGCAACCGAGCCTGTCAAAGATTTACCTGTAAAAGATCCTGTTGAAAAGAAAGCTGATGGAGCATGTGATCCTGGATCATCAGTATCTAAGGCTGTTAAAGCTGCTGCGCTTAAGGTAATTCACTCAACTGATCCTCAGTGGTTGTGGAGCGTTCATCAGTTAGCTTACAACCAAATCAAGAATATACCTGCATCATTTGATATTGGTGTACTTGAAGATCTTGCAGCATGCCGTGCATGGGAGCTTCTAAAAGACAAAGAAGTAACTGTACTTGAAGGTGTTAACTTCAACGCTCAATACTTCGACAAGCAAGAAGGCTTTAAATGTTGCAGGGGGTTGGTTAGGACAGGACCACAGCTCAAATCAGCAATGGCTTTCAAGGCTCTTCACTCAATATGCGTCAACTATTACCAGTTCAATTCTAAAGGTATCAGCTTTGCTAGCAAGTTTATCTCCTATTGCAATTATGCAATAAAGCTTATTGACGATGAAAATGACAGGTCACTTGTATTAGCTGAAGCTGACAGACTTAAGAAAGCTTTTATTGATAACTGTCGAGCTAAAGAACAGGAGAGCCTCATAAATGAAACTAAGTAAAGACACAAAAGCTGTATTAAGCGACCTTATGGCAGGTGTTGGTTTTATTGGATGCTGTGCTGCAACTATCTACCTGTACAGCTATGAAGATGAGATTTACACCCTGTTAAACAAATTCTTTGGGCTCTAGTGACAGGCTCAAGATAGACAAGCATTGAGGAGTAACCAAAATGACTAAAGCTAAGCTCAAACAAAAGCTATATGACCTGATGGTAAACATTACCGTAAGCATGTTCATAATTTTAGCTTTCTTCATGGTGGCATCAATGTTAGAACAGTTTCTGTAGCAACTGAAGCAAGCAGAAAGAGCGCGCTCACCCGCTCTTAAATATGGTGAGTAAGTTAGAAACATGAAAATATCTCCTCAGTGAGATTTACTGAGGTTAGGTTGTAATCCATTCCCTGACCTCAGGCTTTTTGAGAGTGCGTTGATAAGGAGTGTAAATATGGAACCGATGTTGTTTACAAAAGCACAGGTAGCTGATTATTTGGGAATTACAATTCTTTCTCTTAATAAATACATTAGTTTTGATCCTTGGTACAAAGATTTTCCCAAACCAGTACATATCTCTAGTAAGACAAATTCAAAATGCAAATATGTGCGTACTGATATTGACGATTTTATTTTTACCTTAAAACAAAAGCAGAGTGAGGTTAAATAAAGAATATGAGAGTTTTAGTTCACAAGATCTTCTTTGATGAAGAACCAAAATCAGAATATTCACCATACAGACATATACACAGTGCTGAAAAGAAGCTATGTATGTTTATCAACGACAATAAGATTGAAAGTAAAGATATCCAGTGCATACATGCTTTTCCAATGACTGATAACAGTGGAAATTTAGTAGACGGTTATGCAAGTGTTTTTTATTGGGTAAATAAGGATTAACAAGATGAAGAAATTATATGGCGTTTGGTTTAAGAACAGTTACGAACCTTTAGCAATGTTGGATATCAAACTTACTGATAAGACATTAAAGCCTTATGAGCCTGTTAATACATATCTTTTGTACAAGGCTCTGTTTATGGGAGCCAAGCCTACAGATATTAGAGCAGCATTTGTAGCTTTAAAGAAAGGTGCTTTTCCAAATGTTATAAAAAAGATCCTGTCTTATATAGACAATCCTCAAGAGATCTTAGAGGCATACAACGCACTTGATGCTTATGAATCTGAAAGCAAAACAATGGACGAGATCAACAAAGAGCTTGATAAAGCTAATCCTGATACACCACAGGCTTTTGCCAAAGGTGTAATTGAAGCACAGAAAGCTAATGAAGCTAAGGACAAAGCTGAGCGAGGTGATGGCGGATTTGGTAGTACTGGAGCTTAGAAAATGGCAAGTGTAATTAACTTTGTCAGACTATACAACGTGATATGTTTTGCTTTAAAAGATGCTGCATTTTTAAACGGACGCATTTGTTGTCAAAGAGAAATCTATCGAAAGTACTTTAGTTTACCAGGCAGCCTAAAGTTAGATAGCTCTTTAATTCAAGTATTTATTTCAAACAAAACTCAGCAAAACATTATATTTACTGAATCTTCTTGGAGAGAGTTAACCGGTTATGACATACCAGATGAATATAAACATTGTGCCATTTTTACAAAAGGATTTTTACAGTTTCCCAATAATGAGGATCCTGAATATGATTCAAAAATTAAGTTGCTTCAAAGAATGTGTTCTAGATTTTTAGAAGATTTAGCCACTACTCCTAAACAGATAGTATTGGAGCTAGAACAAGATTTTGGTTTTATTGATTTAAAAAATGGCGAGATAGTTTCTCTATATTTTGTTGCGAGAACTCAAATGACTGATCTTATCTTGCCATTCAAAAAGAGGCACGACTTGTTTGAATCACTTTTTTATTGTCAAGAATTATTAGAAGAAGTAATGAAGATTAAGACTTTGTCTAAATTAAATAAATTGAGACTACAGAGAATACTGAACAGCATGAACTCGATTGCTTGCTTAGTTCCTAATCCCAAAGCATTGGGAGTGGCAAAATGAAAATCACTTATGTTGCCGTAGCTTTCATCTTGATGATAGCTTCTTACTTTTGGGGGTATGTACTGCTTTTATTGAATGATAAGCCAATTATTGCATATTCAATTTTTGGATTTCTTTTTATAGGATTATTTGATTTTAAAGGTCTTAAATAGATGCAAAAAAGTAACGTTATGTTGTCTCGTCAGAGCTTAGAACAAATTCTTGAGAGTTTAAATAACATTCAAGCGTTTATACTTTCACTTCAACTTACAATTTCTAATCCTAACACTGCAATTGATCACATGATCTACTTCCATGATATGTTTAAGCCAGATGTCTTACAGGTTTTCAGAAAGGTTACTAAGCTACAGTCTCAGCTTGCAGCACTGGTATGTACTATCCAAGATCTTCCTCTTGCTCGTCTTTATGAGTCAGCTACAGCTCCAGGAGTAAGCTGCCAAAGATTAAAGAGGTTTAATACTACTAAAGCAAAGAAAGGTGAACTTGTGGTTAGTGCTTAATAAAGAAAGGCAGTAGAGATACTGCCTTAAATGTGTGATAATAGAGAAAAATGAGTGTGCTGAATCACGTGGGATCCACCGCCATACAAGCGCCATACAACCCGTCTAGTAGGCTATATTATTTTATAAATCAATAAATAAATAGCCAAAAATGATGGACGTTCTCACCGCCATAGCACCTTTTAGGTGCTTTTGTATCTAAAATCAGCTAATTATCCTTTCTATTTTTTTCTTAATTTTCAATAAAATAATCGTTAAAAATCGGTGATACTAGCAGAGCTACTATCATAGCTAGTATCAAATAAATGCTACAATATGTGGCGCTAATGTGGCGTTTACAAATGTACAGTCACAAAAACGGCTAAACACCACATGGATAATTCAGGAGCATTTATGCTTACATTTTTAGAAAAAAAAGCTCAGGCAAAAGATAAGGAATACAACTTAGCTGATGGTAATGGCTTATACCTGCGCATACTACCCTCAGGTATTAAAAATTGGATTGCTAATTTTAGATCTGATGATAAAAAGATAAGTAAGAAACTAGGATCATTCCCTGAGTTATCTATCAAAGAAGCTAGAGAGTAGCTATCTCTTTTAAAAGCCCAAGCTAAATTTGAAGGTTCACCTGTTATTAAAGAAAAGGTTCATACATTTGAAGAGATCTACTATGAGTGGATTGAAGTTAAGAAGGTTAAGGTAAAGAACTGGCATGACATCTCAAACCGTATTGAGCGCTATATCCTACCTTCATTAGGTAAGATTGACTACAAAGCTATTACTCCTGTAGCTTTTGTTGAGATCTTAAAACAAGATCTTTATACCAGAGGTAAGTACGAAACTATTAAGCGTATTTGTATGTACATTAAAGAGATTGACATCTACGCTTTAAATATTGGTTATGTAAAAGAGCTTCACTTCCAAAATCTTTACTCTGTATTCCCTGTTAAGACGGTTATCAAAAACAGACCTTCTATTCATTACTCACAGTTAGCGTCTGTTCTTAAAGAGTTACAGGTTTAATTTTGACTAAAGTGTTTACCTTCCACAAATCACATTCAAGGCCATCTTTACCTGTACGCCATCCTAAAACTGTATATGTAATTTTTTTAGATTGAGCTTCTCGATATTTTGCTTCCTGTTCTGGTCCATTTGATATGCCACCGTTCATGGTCTGCTCTTTGTAGCGATAGAATCTGAATCTTTTAATTTTCTCATCTTGGCATTTAGAAATTTGCTGCAGGTCATCACCAAATTTCTTATTATTTCCATTCTGATCATTGTCATACCAGTAACGAGAGAAACGCTGACTGTAATCTAACTGAGCTGAAGCTGTCAGAATATTGGCTCCTAATTCTAATGTTGCACCGGATGATTTAGGATCATCAGTATCAGTAATTATCAGATTGCCATACTCATCATCCATAAAATACAGGCCAGACGATTTGGTTAAATTCTGAATTGCCTTAAAAACTGTTTCACTGTTTTTAACAGTTGAGTGAACATTTGAATTAACCGCAGCCTTATTTGACTCACAGACAAGCTTAATTCCATAAGGAGCAATTAACTGAGATACAGCATGCTTTAAAGGGATGTTTTTAAACTGAGTAACAGCCTTTGTAATATTAGGCTCTACAAAAGTTTTGCCTCCGTTAATATTCTTTGTCCAAGAATTATTTTTAATGCTTGATAAGTCATATCCCTGTGGGGCTACATTACAGTCAACTAAATCTCCGGTTTTACTTCTGCCAACAACTGAAGCGGTTACCGATGTGCCGTTATAACTGATTGGAGTTGAGTCAATAAAGCCTGTCAGTACAAGATCATCTCCTATTGTGAGCTGAATTTCATCAGTTGCCTTAAATTGTTGGATTTCGTTTTGAGCATACACTTTTGGTGTTATATCTAGCTGAAATGTTCTAGATAAAGCGTTAATCTCTGAAGTAATAGATACAGATGACCTGTAGTTATATGTATTTGAACTGTTAACTTTAAGCTGTACTGTGTTTTTATTGACCATAAAAAAGCCCACAATTAAGTGGGCCTCCATAACAAATTAAAAACTAATATTTTTCACATTCAATGGAATCATCAGAATGCTGTATACAGCGATATTCCTTGCCATCGATCGTTACTTTTGTTCCCCTACTCATAGGATCGATCATGCTATTGACTCTAGCTACTTTTAACTGGTCTTCCAATGAACCAAGCTGTGCAAAGTCCTCATCTTCCCAATTACAATCTTCTGTAAAGCCATCTTTTGGAGAACAATAAGCATTTGCACATCCGATTGATGATAACAAAGCAATTAAAACTATTAATTTTTTCATAGCAACTATCCTTCATTTCTTGAATTATAGTCTAAAAATTAATGGTTAAAACACTAAGATACAGATTTTGTAATTCTGATTGGTACCTTTTGCATGAACAAAGGAAAATGAATGTTATTACGTCTTATGATTTCATCCACTCTGCTGGTATCGCCATACTGTTCATAAGCTAAAACCAAAGTAGGCTGTGGCTCTTTTGGAGTTACAGTTATGGTTTTACCACCTGCTAGAACCTCATTTGTAAAGTAATGGTATACATTGCTGTAAAGCTCTTCCAAACTCTCATACAGATTACTGTCATCAGTACCCTGATATATCATTTCAGCTTCAATAACTGAAAGAACTTCATTACGAAGTGCAAGGATTTCATCTTCAGATTTGGTATTTCCGGCAGTATCAGTGTCTCCGTCACTCTCACCATCCAGGTTTGTTCCGACAAGAGAAACAATACCGGCTAACTGAGCAAGTAAAGTAAGCCTTACTGAAGTTTTTACAGCTTCAGCTAATTCTGATTTCTGAGTGTTAATATCAGTCTGCCTAAAATCAACTGTTGTTCCTTGAACCGTACCTTGAGCAGTTCCTTGAGATGTACCATGAGTAGTGCTGGTGACTGATGAGGTTGTACTTAATTCATCAGAATGAATTAAATTAAGTACAGAATGTCCTGCATTTCTCCAATTCTGAATAACATTAGAGTAATTGCCTACTCCTAACTGATACTGTACGCCAGACTGAGACTGCAACAGGGTGCCTACAGGGACATCCACAACGTCGTTATAATAGTTAAACTTAACTTCTCCCATTGCTTTCGTTGCTGTTTTTCTAGTCAGATTAAAAATAGAAGCTCGCCTTTCAAGATAAGCAGTTTCAGCTGAATCAGAAAACAGCTGATTTTTGTAATAATCAAGTGCTGCATAAATTGAATGAGACACACCAGCAATGACACGGATAAAAAAAGATAAGTCGGAGCGTCTTAATTCTTCTGAAGTTAAGCGTGATGTTGCATCATTCTCAATTCTTGTGATGATGTCACTCAATTTTGGCCTTAAATTATTCATTTATACCTCTTTAAACTTATAACTTGTCTGTTTACCGTCAACTGTTAATACAACACTGATATTCACTCTGTTAATTTCAGAACGCTCTACAGATACATCTACATTTGAGCAAATTCCGTCATCTATCATCCACTGAAGTGAGTCTCTCGAAAGCTCTTCAACCTCTGCTATAACATCATCAGTCAGTTTACGTCTTAAGAGTGCCATAACTTAGAGCCGATTTTGTCCCCTGCTCAACAGGATAGGTATCACCCCACCAGCCATATTTATTAGAACCGTCATAAACGTCTCCAGTGTCTGCACGTCTCCACGTGAACAGGCTGATAACAACAGCCCTTGAAAGGCTGTCATTCATATCTGCTGTTACAAGTGAGTTGTTTAAGAACATCTGCATAAATACTCAAGCCTCTTTAACTGTTTTCTGCAAATATGGCTGGCCGAAAAATCAAAAAGACGGAATAAACCGTCTTTTTGTATGTAATAACATTTAACTCCAAGTATGTCTTCAGCAGAAGTACATCGATACGACTTATCATGACAATAAACAATATTGTCAAATAAACTGCAAAGATCATCAGTTCTGTACCATGAACCTTTGTCAAATGACCATACTGGGATTATTCTTTCTGATATATTCATTAACTTGGGGTTCCTGTATTTTCGTTGCCACCTTGAACACCAGTATGAACATGGTGCTGCAGACTGATTGATCCGGCTGTAATATCATCTTCTGAATGAATTGACCCCTTAGCATTAACAGTACCGCCAAATGATGCCTTACCACCACCTTTTGTGCCTGTAATTAGAGTGCCTGTAACAGTTACATTTCCGTCAAGCATAATTGTTGGAGCGGTTACGGTTGCAGATGTTTTGCAAGTAACAGATGAGGTGTCACAGTTAACCGATGCAGCACTTTTACAGGTTGCTGTTAAGTTATCGCACTTAGCTATAATGTCGTTTGTTGTTTTTACTGTTATTGGATCATCTACACCGTCAATTTCTATACCATCACGTTTTAAATATACATGACGTTTCTTATCATCGTAGATAACAACTTCACCTGTCTTCATCTGAGTGATTCGATAGCGCCTGTCTGCAACATTGATAACTACACCATGATTGCGCTCATCATCGAAGAAGAGGTTAATTGCATCTGTTTTACCGTCTGTATAAGGTTCTGAACTGAAACCATAAGGCTCCATTTGCTCAACATCTTGACGAACTTCACCGCTCTGATGTTCTACCTGAAGTTCTCTAAACTCATCATCATTTTTAGAGATGTTTACTGTACCGCGCTCAATATCTGCTGCCATTTATGCACTCATAAAATCTTGCTTTTTATTTATCCATGAAAAATCAGCTGAGGAGCTACTGTTTTTCTTGATAATGACCTTTTTAGGATCTTCTTTATCATTCTCAGTTTCTAATCTCCAGCCATTAGGAGGTATCACATCAAGAGTGGTTGTCATCCCCTCATTTTCAGTTAGATTAAAAACAACACGAGTAATTAAAAACTTTTGTGATCGTTGAGTATCGATGCCTAAAAAATCATCTTTGATATCAACCAAAGAGTTAATCTTCCACAGCTTTCCTGTAGACTGGCGCCAGCCTTGAACATTGTAAGTGATCTTAAAGTATTGGTCACGGTTGTAATCACGATCGCCTTCAGCTGTAACTTTGCATTTTGCTGTATCCGCTGCGCCCTGTACTTTTTTAGTTAAAAGGCGAGTTCTGGATACATTATCATCTACAGCAATGTAATTATGACTGCTTGCAGCATGACCTGTTTTGCCGGTTACACCTTTATCTTGCCCTACAGCTCGATAGTATTTATAAATCTTACTTGCATCAAAGCTGGCATCACCTGTAAGGATATTCTGACCAAGTACTAAAGCATCATCAGCTGTGAGCTTGCCTTTTCAGTAACTACAAGATCACCGTTTTCATTGCCATAAAAAAGTAAGTTTTCAGTAGAAGTTAAATTTTGTAGAGCTTTTAATACAGTGTCTTCATGCTTTGCTGAGAAGTTACGCTTCTTAGTTAAAGGTTTTGTTTCATTAACAAGCTTAATACCATAAGGCATGATTAGCTGAGCAATAATAGTTTCTAGAGCTACATTCTTATATTCAGTTGCAGCATTCTGTGGGCAACTTACATAGTTTAAATTTGAAGTATTAGGCTTTTCATAAGAGATATTTGGATCATCGACCATTACAGTGCAGTCGATTAAATCACAGGTCTTACTGCGACCTGCAATGCCTACGTTAGCTGAGGTTGCTGAATAGCTTACTGGAGTCTGTTCAATGTAACCTGTGAGGACTATGTCATTTCCAATTTTGACTTTAACAGAATTTCCAGATGTTATTTTATTTTTCAAATACATTGAATTGGATACAATTCCTACAGAAAAAGCTGGGCTAATTGTATTTAATTCAGTGGTAATACTAAAAGAGGTCCAATTTTCAAAAACTGAACCTCCAATAGTTAAAGATACTTCATTGTCATTCATATCTACTCACAAATTATGTTTTTGCCTTCGTAGTAACACTCTCTTGTCTTACCATCAATAGTCATATCAAACACTTCAGGTTGAGATCTAATAATACGTTTCCAATCTGATTTGGCGCTCTCTTTTAATGCGTTTTCAGTATGTATTTGAGCTGGATCTTTGTGAGTACTGTAATATTCGTAGAAATCAGGACCTTCATCTGCATCTTTTGCAATTGCCCATGCAGAAGAGCTAAATAAACCTAAGGATACAATGGTAATCAGTAATATAACTAACCTTTTCATATAAATCTTGCCTTACTCCATATTTACTCACAAATTATGTTTTTACCTTCGTAGTAGCACTCTCTTGATTTACCATCAATAGTCATATTAAATACTTCAGGTTGAGATCTAATAATGCGTTTCCAGTCGCTTTTCTTTTCTGTTTCCATAGCTTTCATAAAATATTCATCAACTTCATGAGAAGTGTTTATTTTATTTGTTTCAAAGCTATCAGTTAGCTTAGTGTCTTCTTCACATATTGAACACCCAGAAATGTTAAAGATACCTATTATTAGAATTAAAAATAACAAATACAAATATCTTTTCATAACAACCTTACCTTATTTTCTTTCCTTGATTATAGGTTCAAAAAACTTAGTGAAGAATTAGAAAAGAGCTATTTTCTTGATACGGTAAAGTCGCCTACAGGCATAAAGAGAGGGTTGATAACATCATTACGCTCAGCTATCTCATCAGCTCTAGTTGAGTCGCCATATTTGTCATAAGCTAGAACAAATGAAGGCTCACTTTGTTTTAGAGTTACAGTCTCAATACCAGAATCACCGTTAAGTTTTTCTGTTAAGAATTTATAAACAGCTACATAGCTGTCAACCAAATCAAGGTAGTCCTGATTATCATCAGTACCTTGAATTAGCAT